TATGTAGAAGTATGCAGAAGTTTGCTAAGTGTAATAAAAACAATAGGTTAAGTCGTAGAAGTTTGGTAGAAGTATGCAGAAGTTTGCATAAGTTTGCCATAAGTGCAATAGAAACAATAGGTTAAGTCATGGGAAAAATTTTCCCTTGACTTTTCCCTATTATATGTTAGATTATAGTATACCAAAACACCTTTTAGGTGTAAACATACACCACACATCACACAACAAGGGAGCCTGAAGTATGGACAATCTCGACATCTTAGACATAAGAATAATAAAGTCATTGCTCGCGGACTTAGCAGTAGAAATAGACAGCATCAAGGAAACCGTAGAGGGCTTAGAACAATCGAGCGAAGACACAGACACGAAGCTAAACGACATAAGTAGTAGCTTAGAAATACTACTACAAAACGCGGAGATGGAGTAATGTATAGAAACATCGGAGAGTTCGAGATATCGTATCATAAGAATGGAGTAAAGTTCAGTAGGGTTAGTATGCGTAGCGGTAAGAAGGCAACCATAGTAATAGGTCTTCCTATGATGCAGTTTACCGTTGCTCTGCAGAAGTGGATCAGAAACGAAGGTCTAATACAAGACATATTCCCCACACTAGACGCAGACACTAGGGAGTTCATACAGACTGGTATAACCCCTAGCGAGTGGGCGGATATGTTCGAGGGGGGTGGGGCTGAGGACACCGAGCTTAACAATCCAGAGGTGGCGTGATGTCGTGCGCGTATGATCTGTGGAAATCCACTGACCCGTGGTGGGAAGAAGGCCATTATGACATGTGTGAGGAGTGTGAGGAAGAAGTATGCGAGTGTAGATGTGAGTGCGGGGAATGTGGCAAGAAGGAATCAGAATTTGACATATACGAACAGGGAGAAAACATAACATTATACATTCAGGCAGGCACGGCACGCATGACAGGCACTCTACTATGTCCTGACTGCATACCAGAGGAGTAAGGGAATGATAGCTAAGATAGAAACAGCTCCAACCATAGCAGATAAAATAGCTCTCCTAGATAGCATAGTACGTAGACATCGTGAGGCATTAGAAATCTTGAATGACCTCAGAATATCACTAATCATAGAAGATTCAAAACAAAAACAAGGGAAACGTAATGACACGTAAAGATTATCGCTTACTCGCAGACGTAGTAGTGGACATGTACGCACAAGGTCTCGAAGACGACAACCATGTAAAGCGTGCAATAGATGTAGAGCTAGCCATGGGCGCAGCGTTAAACAGCGCATACGCTAACTTCGACAAATCCAAGTGGCATTTGTACATACAGAAACACGCAGGATTAACATGTAAGAAGTAGGTAGTAGGTAGTAGGTAGTAATAAACTCACACATAGCAATATCATTAATTCACATCACGAAACAATGGAACGTATACATATGAACGGCTTAGACCTAGCATTATTATTAGCATTTCTATTGCTCCTATATTGGGGGCGTAAGAGAGATTAAATGAAACGTATGTACGTGAACCTAGATATCGAGCTAGAGCGTGACCTAGCTCGATATCTAGAGCGGGAAGGCAATCACCACGGCAAACGAGCCGAAGTATTACGCAGGGCTTTAAGAGAGTTTTTACATAAAGGAAAGGCTGCGGTACCTATTGACAAAAGTACTACCAGACGCTTACGTATACTGGAACGGTGACATCAAGGTAGTAGACGCCGAGGCATCGGACACTCATGTATGGCTCCGAGGAAGTAACGTTAACCCCAATCGTGCAATGGCTCCCATAGCGGATCTAGAGCCTGTACCTATGGACTACGAGTTACTGTTACGGGACGTGCGGGAACTTAGCGACACCGAGCTAAGTAATGCTTTAGATTTCTTAGAAAACGCTAAGTTAAACACATCAGATCGCCCACAAGCAACCAAGAAACGCGCAGTTAAAATAAAAGAAGAAATAAAACTAGGCTCAAAAGCAACTTTAGACCTACTAAACAGCATATAGAAAGAAGGTAACACGATGAGAGCCGGAATATATCCAGACGAACGTGTCATAAAAGTAGACAATTATGCTTTAGGTGAGTTCCGCACATGCCCGCGTAAGTTCCATCATCGTATAGGACAGAGCCTAGTACCAGGCGGCTTTATGGCTGATCCCCATAGCGTAAGGACACCAGACGCACCGTTACTCTTTGGTATCGCAATCCATAAAGCCTTAGACGCTATGTTTATGCAGGAGTCCTTAGAAATAGCACAAGAGGAGTTCTTAGAAGCATACCAGCCTGTACCAGAAGACATCAGACGTACACCAGGCCGAGGCCTCAGGCTACTAGAAGCATACTGGAAACGCTGGCATGAAGACGATAGCAGATACGACACGGTAACAAGTGAATTGTATTTCGAGTTCGATCTAGGATCAATGCCCGTGTATGGAGAAACCTGGAAGGTAGTATACGGCGGCCTAGTAGATAAGATTCTTGCGGTAGATAATAAACTCCTATGTATGGATCACAAAACCTCAACATGGGAGTCGCAGTACCTAGTACCGAGCTTCCAACTCAGTAATCAGTTTATCGGTTACGTATGGGCAACACAACAAATACCAGAGTACGAGAGCTGTAGGGATTTCATAGTAGACGTATTATTAATCTCACCCAAGAACGATAGTTTCTTTCGTAGCGAACTTAACATGTCACAGGACATAATAGATGAATGGAAACGCGGCATACTCGTAACATGTCAACAGATACTAGCCATGCATAAGGATGAGTTCTTTCCTATGTACGGTCAAGCTGCATGTACATCATGGAATAGGCTTTGTCCTTATTTCGACATATGTGGAGCATCACATGGATTCCGAGACACGGTACAAAACACACAATATAGCAAGCTGGTCTGGGACACCTCAGCCCGCTAGAAAGGTAGTAATAACATGCCACAGCACATAGACATGGGTACAAAGCGTGATGATGCACCTAAGAAGACTCTCATATACGGCGATGTCGGTAGCGGGAAAACCTTCTGTCTTCGCACGTTACCTGAGAGAGCTTTACCCGCATTCATCATAGACATAGACGAAGGCAGTGAAGCCCTAGAGGGTGACTTTGCAGAAGGAGTATTCAAAGGTCTAATACCTGACAGGTTAGTCACGGACAGAGGTAAAGAGAAACCAGCGGCATACGAGCAGATCAAACAAGCCCTACAACGTATGCACAAGGCGGAACCTCAGTCTCAGCCTAACACAATAATCATAGACTCCATGACACGGCTCTACGGTGCAATCATGGATCACACTATGGCATCTAATAACAAACCATTGGATGCTGCGCCCACTCAGCCTGACTACGGCATCGCAATGCGTTTAACTATAAAGTTCATCGAAGCATTGATAATGATGCAGAAGAACATAGTAGTGATATGTCACGAGGACACCAAAGAAAACGAGACTACAGGCATAGTGAAGATAGTCCCGTCACTCACAGGTAAACTCGCAGGTATCATTCCATCGTACTTCGACTATGTACTCCATGCAGTAGTCAAAGGTAAAGGAGACAAGGCATCGTACCTATGGCAGACCCGTCCAAGTGGCGTATACACAGCACGTGTACGCAATCCTAATCTTGACGCAGAGATGCCACAAAACTTTGACATATTACTTCCATGAATCCTAAATCAGACTTTAACCTTCTAGGTAACATAAACAAAGGGTATACGAAAATGCCAGAGGAAGACACATTGTATATACCCCTCACAGAAGATGACGGATATGTGTTACAGAAAATCATCATAGGCGAGATTGATCGTGCAAGGTTCATGGGATTTACAGAAACCAAAGATACCTTAGTACGTGTCAACATCGCATTACAACACAGCCTAGCGGCGGCTCAAGACAAAGGAGACTAGGAGCTAATGTAGCAACGTAGCAACGTAGCACTCACGTATGCACACGCATACATTTTACTAAACTTAACATAAGGAACAAAACCATCATGTCTGAAGTTTATCAAGACCTCCAGTTCGGTAGCCTCGAGACTGAAAAGAAGCACCTTGATCGTACTCTAGATCCTGGACAGTACGATCTCGCGTTCAGCAAGTGGACATACCGCGAATCTCGTGCATCTGCAAAGCCTGGTATTAATTTCGAGTTCAAGGTTATTAATTCAGAGGACGCAGACGCTAACGGATTCACAGTTTTTCACTGGTGTTCGTGGGGTACTTGGTTCTTTAACCAAGCAGTGCTGGCTATTTTCTCTGATCGTCTCTCCGAACTGAACAGCCTTGATCCTGACAGTGACGAATACGAACAGAAGAAGCTAAACCTGAGCTTTATGGACATCCAGGAGAACATCTCCGAGGACTTAGACGAAGCTATTGGTAACGAATGTGTAGCCAAGATTAAGTCCGAAGACTGGTCCAACGAGACTACTGGTACATCTGGTACCTCCATTAAGATCGAGCGTTTTGTAGTATAGGGTAGCACTCACGTACCTTTAACCCCACGGGACAGGCAGGGCATTGAGTAGTGTCGTAATGCTACTCGTGCCTTGCCTGTCTTAGTTAAGGATATAGCATGACCGAAGACATCAGATCCATAGACCCTTTTGAGATAAAAACTCCAGCCATGCGACAACGCAAGGAGTTCGCTCCAGCGAAGCTCAAAGAACTAGCAGACAGCATCTATGAAGTAGGTCAGATACAGCCTATTGTAGTAGACTCGAATTTCATCTTAATCGCAGGCGAGCGTAGACTCAAGGCCATTAAGTCCATACTCCAAAACCGTGAAGCCTACGAGAACTGGAAGGATTTCGAGAACGTAAAGATCTCGATCATAGATCCCACAGACGATTGGCACCGACATACCATAGAACTCCAAGAGAACATTAAGCGTGAGCCATTGACTCCTGCAGAAGAATCTCGTGCTGTCGATGATTACGAGCGTTTGATGGAGAAACTTAAAGGTAAGTCTAAGCGAGGCATGGGAGCAGTCGAAGGTGGTCACTCACAAAAAGACACGGCTAAGGATCTCAACATGTCCCAAGCCAGCGTGAGCGACCACCGTAAGGTAGCTAGGGTATTGGACATAGCTCAACACATCCCAGACCTAGCAGACCTCGAGAACGAGACATCTAAGAGCGGCATCCTAGGCAAGTTCAAAGCATACAAGGTCAAGGAAATACGAGCCGAGATAGCACGCCGCGCAATGGAATCCCATAGGCAAGACCTAGAGGGCGTAGTAGTCCTGAGTGATGCCTTAGAGTGGCTCGATACACTCGAAGAAGAAAGCGTGGATTTAGTACTAACCGACTTACCCTTTGGTATTCAGGTATTCGACTCTCAGACACTAGCCAAATCCTCACACGGCACCCAATGGGACGATAGCGAGGAATCCATTAAAGCCTTCGTACAGCAACTAATCCCTAAGTTATACCTAGCCCTGAAGCCTAACGCCCACATGTGGATATTTAGCTCCTGGGTAGAGACATTCTGGATCGAACGTGCATGTACCTTGATTCCAGACCTAGAGTTCGAGTACCCACCTTGGATATGGAACAAAGTAAAATCCACTCCTGCAATCAACGGAGCTGCTACAGGTGATCAAACCTATGAGTATATCTGCCATCTACGTAAGGGTACTGTATCTATGCCCGAACGTCTTGGCCCTAATCTTGTATCATATCCTAGACCTAGTGCTACTAAGTACCCGACCGAGCGTCCACTAGACATACTAAAGTTCTTCATAGAAAACTGTACCCTTGAAGGAGAGCTAGTAATAGACCCGTGCTGTGGCTCAGGAGGTCACTTGGTAGCTGCCATACAAACCAACCGTAGAGCTTTAGGATGTGACTTAAACCCTGAAGCAATTAAAGTAACCAAGTCTAGACTTGTATTGGAGACTTCCTATGAAACAAGCCAAGATACATAGCGCACGCTTTAGCGCAAACCAGCAAAAGGTAACAGTGTATACATCTTCTGGCAGGGTCCAGATAACAATACAGAATAATAACATCCAGGTTCATCTACGCCCACATAAAGCCAAAACCTTAGTGGACCCTAGGGGATGGGCGAAAGCTGCATACAACACGGTGTTGTTTATGCCTAAGAGAATTTATAAGGCTGTTAGGACCACAAGGAACCTAGGTAGCAAGTAGTATCAAGGGTTTAAGGGGTCCAGGGGGGTGGTGCTGTCTCTTATAC